AGCAGCAGCTTCTTGAGCTGCTTTAGTCTGTGCGCCAAAACCCTCTTGTGCTGCTTTGTTAGCCGCTGCGATTGCTTCTGCATTAGCCTTTGCTGCCGCTAATGCTGCTTCCATTGCTGCTTTGTTCGCTGCTGAATCAGCAGCAAAAGATGAGTTCCATTCGCCCATATTGCCTTTTAACGATGTGGCAGCAACAGCAGAAGTAAAGGATGACCACTCCCGACCATTAGCCTGAATCTGTGTCTGCACAGCGAACATCGACTTGGTTAAATCATTGATTGAAGCAGTAAGAGGATCGACCTTCCAGAGACTGAAAGGATCTTTCAGTTCTAATGCCTTAACTGTGGCGAGTAGATCTGTTAATTCTTTTGTCTTTTCTTGTGCCTCTTTTAATGCTTTTTGATATTTCTCAATATCGCTAACATTTTCATTAAGAATTGCCTTCATTAAATTGAGGCGGATTCTATCTTCTTCTGAAATCTTACCCTTAAGGGCTGCCTCAATCTGGATCTTTTCTAAGTCAAAGACTGCTCTAGCCTTAGCAAGCTTTAGTGCATCCTTCTGTGTTTTAAGAGTAGCCTTTTGTAAAGCAGCCAACTTAGCAGCTTGGGCCGCTGCTGCGCGCTCTGCTGCTTTTCTGGTAGCTAACTCTGCCTTTTGAGTATCTTGTGAAGATACTGACATTGAGATATTACCTACACCCTGAAAAGCAGTAGGATCCTTAAAGAATAAATCAAAACTACCTAGAGTTTTGGTGATAGCGATAAACTTGGCGGTTTCAGCTGTAACATAGTTGAAAGCGCGAGCGATCTTATCTATTGCACTAATAATCGGATCAACTGTGCTTGATCCAGAAGCAGTCTTTAGGGCATCTACAAAACCCTGACCGATTGTTTCTTTGGCGTTGTTGACTGCAACTTGTAGTTTAGCCATTTCACCTGCATAAGTGCTTGCTGCGGTTGAAGCCTGACCAGCAAACAAAACAGCTAGTCTTTGTTGGATTTCCTCAAAGCTTGCACTTGTAAGTTCTGCCTTTGAAAGTCCTACGCCTAAGCGACCTAATGCCTGTGTCTGTCCAAGGTAAGCCTTCTGTAAACTTTGTGAAACCTGTGTGAGGCTCTTGCCTGTACCTGCTGAAATGTCAAGAGCAAGGTTAAGCAATTCCTGAGACTTACTAACTGATAATGTAGAACGAAGAAAGCGATCCATGGCAGGGCGGAGCTCGTCATCAAGCACACCTGTTTGTTTTTCTAGACGCGAAATATATCCATTGACTGTCGCTGAGTTGCTGCCAAAAGCAAGACCAAGATTGTTAAGAGTTTGACCTAAAGCCTTGGCAGCTTTGTCATCTTCTGCGAAAGCCTTGACTGCTTGACCAATACCTCTAGCGCTAAAAGTTAAGGCAAGCGCTCCGCCTAAGCGCTTGACTCCCTTAGTTAATTTGTCTGTCGAAGTTTCTGCTTCTTTAAACGCTTTCTTACCTGTAAACTCTGAGGCAATATCAATTTTAACTTGTGCCATGATTAGCCTCTCACAGTTGATCGTTTATTAAGCTTTGTTTTTGCATTTTCGATTGCTTTAAGAACAGCAAGCAAAGCCTTGCCGTTATCTTCTTCATAAGCGCGATACAAACCACGACCTTGACGATTACCAGTTCCCTTAATTTTTGATGGAAACTTGTTATCTAGGTTTTGCACAAACACGCTGTCAGGATTCTTTTTACCTGCAATTTCGTAAATTGCACCAGCTCGAGTCTTGTTAAATACTTGAGCCAGCGAACGAAAACCCCGAGAGTTCTTTTTAGACGGGCTAGTTTTAAAACCTATATTAGCCTTAACAATAGAAGGCACATACTTAGGAAAACTGGAAGTATTGAAAGCAGACGAAGCGGCTGTAATTTGCTTCCCTGTAATTCCCCAGTTTGACAAAATTTGATTGTCATTAGGCATGTATCCTCTAGCAACTTTAACTATTGGTTTTAATGCCTGAGACATTTCTTTAGTCAAACCTTTAGCAAGATCTGGAGTAAAGTTTCTTAGGGCTTTACGAAGTTCAACGGCGCCTTTTACTTCTGTGGGCATTTGCTGACTCCTTCGCTTCGTCTGTAAGACCTTGAAACAATGCATTGAGCATGTCTCGATCTAGCTCTAGTAACTGCTGTGGCGCGATCCCTAACCTAATGCTTAGCCTAGCAATTAGGTAGGTGAACGGAAGATCGCGCTTTAAGCTAAAGGGTCTGAGTCCTCCACAGTTACGCTCTTTAGCGTTTCTATGAAGTCGATCCCGAAAGGCTTAACAGTCTCACCTGACCTGCGAGTAACTTCCCATGCTAACCAATAGACATCGCTCTGCTTTTCTTCATCGCGAAACGCCTTATGGAAGCCCTTTTTAGCGTACTGCTCAAACGAATACTCCACGGCTGGAGTTATTTCGCCTTCTAGTACGCTTCCATCTGTACGAACGATCTTTAGTTTTGCCATGGTTTGCCCCTTTATAGTTTGTTTAGAATGTGCCTGTAGTTGCTACTGCAACAGTTGAGTTAGCAGTAAATGTGATTGACTGTGTGCCAATATCGCCAACAGCACCATTAATGTCTGTTGTGTTATTGACTAGCAATGAGACTGTGTACAGAGGGTTAGTCGCTGAGACTACTGTTCCCTTTGTCTGTAGGAATACACATGTGACTGTTGTTCCCCAGGCAGCCTGTAATGTTGCCAATACATTTGCTGATGCTGTGTCATTTAGGAAATCGATAGTCACAGTTGATGACTCTAGACCCTTAACAAACTTATGAGAGTTATCTCCCATAGCAGTTACTTCTAGCTCATCGAATACGCGGTTGATTGTTACTGCTGTTACATGGTCTGAAAGATCGACAGTGTTAATCTTCACACCTACATTGTTATTTAGAAATACAGCCATGAGATTATTCCTCGTCCTTCTTAGTAGTTGCTGGCTTTGATACTGCTGGTGCTACCTGCCCGATCTTGATCAGGAAGGCTTCGTTCTCTTTTTCCCACTCGGACATATTAACTCCAACTCGTAAGGATTGATACGGACATCTCGCAGCTGAGAAGGTCTCCCGAAGCAGCATTGAGAATACTTGGTGCACTGATTGCACTTACATTATAAACGAGAGATGATGCTGCAAGCTTCGCGAACACGCCACAGACAGTATCTTCAATCCCGTTTAGGTTGCCTTCATTATCGAATAAAGGCACAGTCATAATAATTTTAAAGTTTGCCATTGGGCTTATGCCAATGTGCTGATTGTTTGTTGGCGTCAGATAAGGATCATCTGGTGACACGATGACAGAATTAGCAAGGACTGTTGCCGGTGGAAAGGCAAAAGTTTGCCACTTGGCATTATCTACTAGAGCAGTTGCTAAAGTGGTTCTAAGAGTAGTGATGGCAACAGGCATCAGCCCACCATCGAACGCGGATCAAGTGCGTGAGCGATCAATCCTCGCACCTTAGCGAGAAGCTGTGCGCTCATTCGGTAAGGGCTTGGCTGGAAATCGACAGCGTTACTGCCTGAAAGGGTTGCAGTACGCGCTTGCCAGATCTCGACAGATATCATAAGAGCACTTTGCTGGACTGCCATATCGGTTGTCCAGTCGGTGTAAGTCGTAGTCGATACAGATCCGTAAGGATAAATTGGATGATAGCCCTGAGCAGTAGTGTGATTAGTTGCCACGCTAATTGAAAAACCATTGACGGCTGTAATTGTCTTAGTGCCGTTATATGAGCTGCCTGAGTTAGCGATCGTTACGCTTTGACCTACATAAAATGTCTCGCGCACATTGTCATTAAAGTAGAGAGTGCCTGAACCTACTGTGTTTTCATGTGCGACTGTAAACCATTTTGGTGCCCATAACATTGGAAGTAAAACTGCATCTGAAGCATCGCATACTTCCTGAAGGACGGCATCGGTGTACAAAGTACCGACTCCAAGAGTGCTACGGAGTTCTGTGACTGTTGTAAGTGCCATGATGTCCTTTCTAAAGACTCTAGGGAGTCAGAGGGCTACTGACCCCCTAGAGCGACTTAGTGAGTTTGTTACGCCTTGTTGTTCTTAAATGCGCCAGCTGCAACCTTAGTTGCAATAGCACCGAATCCGTAGTAACCAACTGTTACTGATCCGTTAGCTGTTGACTCTGCGCGTAGGCGGTATGTTGGTGACTCGTACCATGTGTAAGCATCTGGGTTAACGATAAGGATTGTTCCATCGCCATCGCCGCCATTTGTAGGATCTACATAGAGGTTAAGTCCTGCAACATTACCTGTTAGAGATGTTGGTGCTACTTGACCGCCAGCGTTCATTGGCTGTGATGCGGTATAAATTGGACGCCCAGCGTCGTTTAAAGACATGATATTCGACCATTGTCCAGTCGAGACGACCATGTTGCGAGCGAATGGGTTTGCAAGTCCCGCTGTTGCTCCATAAACAGAAGCTGAACCGCGAGCAACAATTCCTAGCAACTCTGCTGCTGTTGGATATGTAACTGTAGTTGTTGCATCTGTTGTTGCTCCAGAGATCAACGCTGCGTTAACTGCTGCGTTTGTTGCCTTTGCGTAAGCTGCTGCCATGTTGCGTACTAGCTCATCAAAGAATGCTGGAGATGTACGATCTAGCAATTCGACAGAGAATGTCTGCTGTCCTGCATACTTCTGTACTGTTACAGATAGGAAGTTAGAGTTTTGATCTGTGTCGCTGAATGCATCGCCTTCTGGCTCAATCGCAACTGTTGGCATCTGTGTGATGCGTGGGATCTCGAAAGTCATACCTGCAT